GAAGACAACAAGAAGCGAGCCAAGCAGGACGAGGAGAGCCGCGCGAAGAAAGCGGCCGAGCAGCGCGCCAAGCAGCGGACCTCTGACGAGGACCCGGTCACTGAGCAAATCCACCAGAATACTGACAAGTCTGCCGAAGAGCTGATGTCGACGCCCGAGGTATCGCCTGCGCCAAATCCGCCGTCACCACCCGGTGGCGAAATGATCGGCGAGCCGACCCAGCTCGTGCCGCATAGCGAGCCTGCGGAGCAGTCGCTCGAGGAGCAGCGCCCGACCAATCCTGGACCGGGCGAGCGGCAGCGCCTCACCGATGAGGATCGGCAACGCTGATGGCGGAACGTGGAGATCGGCCCTGGCTGCCAGGCTCCTGGCCGATGCCCGAGCCGGTCATCTCCGGCGTCCCGGCGGCGCGAATGCCGCCTGGCACGTACACCGAAGGGCTGCCGCAGAACATCGTCAACTCGCTGTTCTCGTGCCTCGAGGGCGAGAACCGCGAGGATGCATTGCGCAATACTTGGTACGAGAACAACCCGCAGGCGCCGGTGCGGAGCACCCCGGCGATTGAGAAGGACCCGCCATGACCACCGTCCGACACTGGGGCGCCGCTGCAGCCACCACGCCGTTTCCGACGCTCGAGCGCCGCAGTATTGCGGTCAACACTTTCACCCGGCAGATCGCCGTCGGTGACGAGGCGGCGGGCTCGGTCGGCACGCCGCTGCCGCTGATTGCGCTGCGCTACTTCGATGCGCGCGCGTCCTATGTGCTCAACGATCTCGTGGTGCAGAACGGCATTCAGTACAAGGCCAAGGGGTCGATTTCAGCTGGCGCGTTCAACGCATCGCAGTGGGACGTGGCCGACAGCTCGGGCAGCGTGTTGCGCGCTGGCGATACCATGACCGGTGATTTGACGATCTCTCACGCCGGGATCAATACTTTCACGATTAATCCTACCGATGGTACGCACGCTATTTTAAGAGGCCGCGATAACGGCAAAGACCGCTGGAATATGTTTCTCGGCAACGGGACGGCCCCTGGCGGTGATTTTGTCTTGCAGCGATGTGACAATGCTGGCGCCGTCATCGATGCTCCATTTTACATCCCACGGTCTACTGGCATCCCACAGTTTACCTCTCTCCTGGTTAGTTCTGCTGGTCAAGATAGTACCCTTCGCCTGAACCATCCTGCGGCGACTGGTTACAATTACCTAATTGGCTCACGCGGCAATAGTTCTCGATGGACTGTTATTCTCGGCGACGGACAGGCTGAGACTGGCAGCAATACCGGGTCGGATTTTCAAATACAACGCTACAGCGACGCCGGTAGTGGCAACGGCACTGTGATGCACATCAGGCGTGATAATGCCAACGTGTCATTGACGGGGGGGATTACCTTTACCGCGGACGCGACTGTATTTAATGGCGCCTATTCTATAGCGCGCCACTCAGCGGGCTATCTCTTGCTCAACGGCGGATCAGCAGGGTACGTGTTTAACAATACGTCAAATGGTGCAACCCTGGTGACGATAGCGAATACTGGAGAGGTAGCCATCAGAAGTGGAACATCGGGCCTACCGAGTAACAATATAGCGCTGAAAATTTCCTTTCCCGGTGGCGGCACCCTGTACGGCCTGAGGGTTCGTACAGCTACCGATGGCACGAATGCCCTCATATTTTTCAATGCCTCTGATGTCGGTGTCGGCAGCATCGGCATAACTTCGACGGCCACAACATTCAACACGGCATCGGACGAGCGGCTGAAGGAAGACCTGCAAAGCTTCGACGCGGGGCACATCGTCGACGACACCGAAGTCTACAATTTTGCCTGGAAATCAACCGGCGAACGCTCCTACGGCGTCATCGCGCAGCAAGCCAACACGGTCTACCCGAGCGCGGTATCGTATGCGGAGCAGACTGACGGCTGGTTCATCGACTACAGCAAATATGTGCCGGTGATGCTGCAGGAGCTCAAGGCCTTGCGCGGGCGGGTCATGGAGCTCGAGACGGCCGCTGGGCTGCGGCCAACACCCCCTGAAGCAAAACCGGGACGCAAATCCAAATGACCAGAAACCAAGCCGCTGCCCTGGTGCTGTACCTGCAACGCTGCGTCGGCATCATTCCGACCACCGGCGCAGAGTGGGACGGCATTCGTCCCGCGCTCGAGGTCATCGAGAGCGTGGCGAACGGACGCCTCGAGCTGGTCGAGAAGAAGCCCGAGCCGACCGAAGTGCGCAACGCCGCAGCGGAGTAGTCATGGCCCTGAAGCGGATGGTGCTCGACCTATCGCACTGGAACACGGTCACCGACTGGGACGCGATCGTCTCCGAGGGCAATATCTACGGCGTCATCCACAAGGCCACCGAAGGCACCGGCAACATCGACAAGACCTACGCGCAGCGCGCCAAGGACGCGCGCAGCGTCGGCCTGTTGTGGGGCGCCGACCATTTCCTGCGACCTGGCGACATGAAGAAGCAAGCCGAACACTTTCTCAAGGTTGTCGGGGATCACGGCGATACGCTGCTTGCGATCGATCATGAGGACGCTGCCGTTTCAGCACAAAGCCTCCAGGACATCCTCGAGCTCGTCGCCGATCTCAGCGGGCGGCGTCCCGTCATCTATTCGGGACATGTGCTCAAGGAGCAGGTCGGTGCGGGTCACACCGAGCTCTCGGCCTACCGCCTCTGGCTCGCGCAATACTCCAAGAACCCGGTCTGGCCGCCCGCCTGGGATCGCCCCTGGCTCTGGCAATATTCCGAGACGGGCAAGTGTCCTGGCGTCGAGGGCAACGTCGACGAGGATTGTTTTGATCGCTCGGAGGTCGAGCTCGCCGCCGAATGGGCGGGTGATGACGACGAGCCGAGCAGGCCCGCGCGGCCAACGGTCAAGGAAGACGTGGTGCATGTGGAGATCACAGCGCCGCCCGGCGTGTCGGTCGTGGTCACGCACAAGCAGGAGCAACGCTAATGCCGTTTGAACCAGGCGGGCTTGGCGACATGCTCGGCAGCATGTTTCTCCCCAACACCTATGGGCCGGGAGCTGGCCCGCCGTCGCCCCAGGGCGCGCCTAATCCGATGACGCCTCCGTTGTGGCGCCCGCAAAACAATCTCGATAATCCGCTCAATCCTCAATACCAGTCACCGCCACCGGCTGCGCCGCCAGGCGGCGGCATACTCGACAAGATCAAAGGCCTGCTCCCGCAGGGGCCGCCCGATCCGCGCATCCCGCCGATCGAGGGCAACCCGTGGGGGCCGCCGGTGCGGAGTACGCAAAGCCCATTGGGTGAGATGGATCGGCGTGCGCAGATGCGTGAAGCCAACGCGATGCCGGAAGACCCGCGCATCGCGGCCTACCGGCAGCAGCAGGTGCCACCGGTCGCGCCGAAGCTTCCGATGACGCCGCCCGGTGGTGGCATCCAGGGCATGCTGCAGAACCCGATGGTGCAGGACATCCTCAGCGATCCGCGCAAGATGCAGGCGGCGATGCAGACCCCGGCGGCGCAGAGCATGCTGCAGGACCCGCGCGCGATGGCCTACTTGCAGCAGATGTTACAGGGGAGATGACTTAATGCCACCTCGTTCAGAAGCACAGCGCCGCGCGATGAAATACGCGGCTGAAGGCAAGAGCACGCTCAAGATACCCGCCAAGGTCGGCAAGGAATATTCCGCCTCCGACAAGGGCGGCAAGCTGCCACCGAAGGTGCCGAAGAAAAAGGGGAGGCGCAGATGATCGCGCTCGCGATCCAAATACTCTGGCTGCTGATCGGCGTCATCGTCCTCTTGGGCGTGCTCTGGTTGGTGTTCTATGCGCTGGCCAATTTCGGTGTCGTGGTGCCCGAGAACATCAAGCGGGGTATCTACCTCATCGTGCTCATCATCATCATCATCGCGGGCCTGACCTTGTTGGCCGGGGGCAGCCTGCGTGTGCCGACCTTTCGGTAGAGAGAGCCAGGTCGATCCGCTGCCGCCTTATCCACCGGCGCCGCCTTCGATCTGCATAGGTTGCTAAATGGTTTCTGCAGACGCAGCAAAAGTAGCCGGGACTGCAATCGATGCGATGAAGAGCACGCCGCTCGCCATCGCGTTGCTGATCGTGAACATCGGCTTCCTTGGGTTTGCGGCGTACATCCTGGGGCATGTGGCCGAGAACGCGCAGGAGCGCACCAAGGAGCAGAGCACGCTCATCGCCAAGCTCGTGACCGATATCCGTGACTGCCGACAGCCTGACAGGAAGGATTAGCGATGGCGGGCGAGGAGCTCGGCACAGCGTTTGCCAACGGCATCCAGACCGCGGCGCCGGATTGGAACCAGTACCTCGCCTGGTTGAAGGCGAATGGTGGTGCTGTGCCCGAACAGCCGATGGCCGAGAGCTGGTCGCCTGAGACAGGTGCAACGCTCGAGCCAGCCGGTCCATCGCAGGCAACGCTGCCCGCGGACACCGGCGGCGTGGCTGCGAGCATGGTCACCGACAGCCCGACCTACGGGCTCGGCACCGGCGATTGGTTGAAGTATCGCGAGCAGGTGAAGCAAGGCGGCGTGCCCGATCGTGAGGGGCCGATCCGCCCGCTGCCGACACCGGCCGAGCTCGCCCAGGGCACCCAGCCGATCGTGCCGCCGGATGATGGTCGGCCATCCTGGCAGGCAGCCGCGCGGGCTCCCTCCGAGGTGTCACGCGATGCGCAGGTGTCCGCATTGCGCATGCAGGGCGTCCCGCAGGACGTGGCCGAAGAGGGCGGCGGCGCGTCGGCCTTCGCCACCGAGATGGCGCCAGGCACCGGCACGGCGCTCGCTGGTGCCGATACTGCGTATCACCTGGGGCGCGGTGAGTATGGTGGTGCTGCGCTCTCTGGGCTCGGCATCGCGCCCGCTGGCAAGGTCGTGGGCAATATTGCGCAGAGGGGCATTAAGGGCGCGGGCAAGGTTATCGGCAAGCTCGGCAAGGAGGTCGGCGAAGTCGCAGATTTTGAGGCGGCGCGTGAACGCCTGACCAGAGGGCGAACAACGGGCGACGTCGCCGCAGAAGCGGTTACGCAGCCCACGCCTGGGATCGGTCACAACAGGCCGCCAGCGGAGGTCACCGGGAGCCTCAACCCGCTCGACAATGTTGATGTCACGTTCAACGGCAAGCCGCTGAAGGATTTGACGCCCGAGGAGTTGCAAGCCTTCGGCGAGCACTACGGCGTGAAGAACCTGGGCCCGCTGTCGCCGCTGCAGACATACAAGGACATGACCGGCAAGGAGTTCCAGCTGCCAGGTGGCACGGCTGGCAACTGGACCTATGCCGACACGCTGCACATGAAGGCGAACCCGATCAATCCGGCAAACGTCGATCGCGGGCTGCATGCCGAGATGCAGCGTAAGCTCGGTCGCACCATGACGCCGGAAGAGCTCACCGATGCCGATGTGTGGAACGGTTTGCTTTTCGGCATGACCTCGCCAAACAATCCGCTATTCCCGAACCAGGCGACAGCATCACGGTTGCGACTGCGCACGCCGCAGATGCTTGACGACCTGGGTGGCATGATCCCGTGGAAGGCTGGTGACACCACCATCACCAAGGAGGTGCGCAAGGCTGCCAACGATGCGATCGCCCACAAGTATTCGCTGGATGCGGCCAGCAAGGGCGGGCTCGGCACCCGCGGCACGGCCGACTATTCGCGCGTTGCCGAGATGGCGCAGCTGTTCAAGCAGGACCCGCAATTTTTCCGCAAGCAGCCGACCGAGAGTTGGTCGCAAGCGGTCGAGCGCATCAGCTCGCAATTGCCTGGCCTGTCGATGAAGACCGGATCATTCGGTACCGTATGGCAGGACCCTGCGAATGCAGCCATCTCGGCGATCGATCGGCACATGGCGCGCGAGCTCGACAAGCAGGGCGGCATTTTTGTCGACCTGGCAGAGCGGCACCAGTGGGAGCAACGCAGCGTCGATCTGTGGAATAAGCGCGAAGCGCTGCGCGTCAAAGCGCAGACCAAAAAGAATGCGAAGACGGGCAAAGGAGTTTCGCCTGCAGACCTCGCGGAGGACTTCGACGATCTGCGCACCAAGAGCGGCTCGGACGGGTTCATGGGCGAGATGCTGCTCAGCCATGTCGGCAAGGAGTTGACGCCTAAATTGAGGACCGCGAAGGGCGAGATCAATCCGAGGATTCCGGCTCACCTGGCGCAAGCGCAATGGGTGAATGAGCCCAAGACGGTGTTCAAGGTCGGGCAAGCCTACAAGCAGGCGCTCGATGTCAACCAGAAGCTCGCCGACGAGAACGGGCTCAATCTCTTCATGTCACAGTGGATGGAATGGGACCGCATCCGCAATCGCTTTGAGCCGCACGAGAATATGTTCCCCGGCCTGTCGAAGCTGCCCGCGCCATCGGTCGAGCAGATGCGCGAGGTCGATCGGGCGCACAAAGAAACCGGCCACAAGACTTACGGCAAGAACCCAGAAGGCAGCCTGAAGCCGACCAAGCCGCTCAAGGGCTCGGCCTCACGCCTGGGCTACCTGGGCGTGGGCGGCGCAGCGGCGCTCGGTGGAGCGGGCGCTCTTGGCAGTGGCGGGCCCGCGGAAGCGGCCAGACAAATGATCTATCCACCGGAGGACGAACGATGATGGCAGACCCACCCGCCACACCGCCGCCGACGACCTCGTCGACGCAAGACAACTATACGCACCACACCTCGCCCGCCGATCCTGCAGGCAAGCAGGTGCCGCTGGTGAAGGCGGCGCCTATTCCGCAGGTGCCGACCGCGAAGGTGGCGCGCGAGGTCACCGGCACGGTGCGCAGGCCCACAATGCCTGACACCGTCTACCGGCATCCCAACCCGGTCGGTCGGCCGCGATCGCCGAGGGGCTAATGATCAATAACCGCTACCTGCTCCTGCTCAAGCGAAAGCGCGCCATCCTCAAGGCGAGTGAGGAGCACGTGGCGTTTACGCGGCTGATGATGTCGGACCCCGAAGCACCGGAGGACCCCGATCGTTCGCTCTACGATGCGCAGAAGTTTCACCGCATCATGGGCGCCGCGCTCGAGGAGGTGGAGAGTGGAAACTATCGTCGGCTGATGATCAACTTGGGTCCGCGCTTCGGCAAGACCACGCTCGCCACCATCATGTTTGCCGCCTGGTACTGGGGCAGGCATCCCGAGCGATCGATCATCGTGGCGACCTACAACGAGAGCTATGCGGAGGACCTGGGTCGCGGCATTCAGAGCATCCTTCGCACGCCCGCTTATGCTCAGGTCTTTCCTGACTTCGCGATCAAGCTTCGCGCGGACGCGGTCGGCCGTATCGAGACAACCAGGGACGGTGTTATCTTTATGGTCGGCCGCGGCTCGAGCATCACCGGCCGCGGCGGTCACCTCATCCTGCTCGACGATCCGATCAAGGATCGCCAAGAGGCCGACAGCATCCTGATCCGCGATCGGCTGTGGACCTGGTACACGCAGGTGCTGCGCTCGCGCTTCATGACCAAGAAGGGCGCCATCGTCATCACCCAGACGCGCTGGACCGAGGACGACTTAGTCGGGCGGCTGACCGATCCGATGAGCGCCTACTACACCGCCGAAGAGGCGAAGCTCTGGAAGAAGATCGATCTGCCCGCGCTCGCCGAGGAGAACGACATCCTGGGGCGGCAGCCGGGCGAGGCGCTGTGGCCCGCGCGCTTCGACGAGAAGTATCTCGAGGAAATCCGCAACACGGACGCGCGCGGCTTCGCTGCGCTCTACCAGGGGCGGCCCGCGCCGAAGGAGGGTGCGTTCTTCCGCGCCTCCGACCTCGTCACCTACAACGCGATGAGCCAGATGCCGCACAAGGACAGCATGCGCTTCTACGCCTCGTGCGACCTCGCGGTGTCGACCGACCAGAAGGCCGACAAGAGCTGCCTAATGGTGGTCGGCGTCGACGAGAGCGATCACCTCTGGATCATGCCCGACTTGCTGTGGATGCGGATGGATAGCCGCGCCGCGGTCGAGGGCATGGTTGCGCTGATGCAGAAGTATCGGCCGCAATTCTGGTGGGGTGAGAAGGGCCAAATCTCGCGATCGATCGGGCCGTTCCTGCAGAAGCGAATGCGCGAGCGGCAGGTGTTCTGTGCGCTCGACGAGATCAATCCGCACCAGGACAAGACGCAGCGCGCCCAGGCGATCCAGGCGCGCAGTGCGATGGGCATGGTGCACTTCCCGGCGTTCGCGCGCTGGTGGCCCGAGGCGCACGACCAGGTGCTCAAGTTTCCCCACGGCGGCAAAGATGACTTCGTCGATGCGCTCGCGATCGTCGGGCTCGGCCTGGCGAAGATGCGACCTCGGCAACTGCTAAAGCCGATCGTGGTGCCGACCACCGGGACCTTCCGCGAGATGCTGGCAGCGACACGCAAGAAGGAAGGGCGCGATGCTTATTCGAAGAACCTGAAGGGATGGCTGTAAATGTCGATGATGGACGGCACGCTGCCTCCCGATGCGATGGGCCTCCCCGGTGTTGACCAGGTGATGGATGCCGATCGGGGTCCGCGCCAGGACGCGATCCCGCGCGACAAGCCAGACGTCACCAGCCAGCGCAAGGCACTGATCAGTGCGTGGTCGCGGCGCGTGAAGAGCGCGAAGAGCCACTGGAAGAAACCCTTCGAGCGCATGATCGAGGATCAGCAATTCGCCTACGGCAAGCAGTGGAGCAAGAACCAGGAAGACCGGCGCTATGTGGCGAACCTTGCGCTGCGCCTGGTCAGCCAGAAGACCGCGTTCCTCTACGCGAAGAACCCGAAGGCGGTGGCGCGCAAACGCGAGCGCATCAACAACACCTCGTGGGACGGCAAGCAATCGACGCTCGACGCGCTGCTCAAGAGCGGCGCGATGATGGCGCAGCAGATGCCTGGCCTCATGCCAGGCGGGATGCCACCGGGTGGCGTTGGGCCCCCCGGCTTGTTGCCCGGTGGCATGCCTCCTGGGGGCAGCCCACCCGGCATGCCCCCAGAGGGACCCATGAACGGTGGCGTGCCTCCTGGCGCCACGGGAGCCATCACCGAGGGCGTGCTCGGCGCCATGGGGCCGATGCTCGGCACCGGTGGTGGATTGCCCGGCGCGGGCGGCGCGCAGCTGCCAGCGGGCTTCCCAGGCCAGGGACCGCCTGCGGGCATCCCAGGTCTGCCGCCTGGCGCCGATCTACCCGCCGCGATGGGTGCGCTCGGTCAATCAATGGGCATGCCGATCAACCCGATGATGGCGCAGGCGGTGAGCTCGGGCATCGACATTGCCACCGATGCGGCGCGTGTGAAGCGTGAGAACGAGATGCTCGACAAGCTCGGCCGCACGCTCGAGCTGCTCTATGCGTATCAAGTTGGCGAGCAAACCCA